TACACTCACTGCGTATACACCACACACCACACACACCCCCGCACACCACACACACCACGTACCCCACACTACCCCCACACCACACACCCCATACCCCATACACACTATGATGCACCACGTACCATTAGCTTACACGTATATACGCACTACGTACCATTAGCACCACGTACTATGAAGCACTGATTGTATGTGACACTGATAATATGTGGCACACATATGTAGCAACGCTAAGCATACATTATACGCGCGCGCACACACGTGTGCGCCTAACACACGCGCGCACACGCACACGCCCACACACACGCGCGCGTCACGCGCACACATGCGCGCACACACGCCCGCGCACATGCGCGCATACGCGCCCGCACACGCGCCCGCGCGGACGTACGCGCCCGCGGAGCGCCGCGATAGTCTCACTGCGCGTTCGTTGCAGCGCCGCATCGATAGAAGAACGTTTTTCGCACGTGCGTGGCGTGCGTGCGTATTGACAGCGTGCGTGGTGTGTGGTACGATGCATGTAATCCATATGGAGGGGGGACTGCCTTTAGTGGTCCGCCGGCCATAGCGCCGAAGGTGTGTGCGGCGCGTACGGCTGCACACACGTTTTTCTACCAGGAGGAATAATGTCGGACTGGTACTGCAACTTAGACACAGACATTGCGGTGTGCGCGTGGATCAGCAGTTGGGACGGCACGAAATATATCAGCGTGCAGACCGGGCAAGAGAACGGCATGGAAGTCACGCTGACGATTGCCGAGACATTCGAGTTGATCGACATACTAAGGGATGCGATGGCCGCGATTGGAGCTGTAGATGTTCGGTAGCGAGAAAAGGGAAAGAGCGAGGAGAATAGAAAAGGCGAAGCTTTCGGTGGTTCGCATTCGCATTGACGGCGAAGAGATATATGTTCCGCCACATCGCATCCAGTACAATACGCCTGGTGTCAGCGGCCTTGTCAGACAGAACTTGAGCGTTGTAGACATGTGGTTCTGTTCGGACGAACTGCGCGAATTCGAGGATTGGCGAAACAAGACAAAGCATGCGGTCGATTTCCTGTATGCTGGCGGTGTTGTGTATGCAATGATCGACACGACGATTGAGATGATTGGCACGAAATCGTGGAATCCGCTACCGGTAGTATATATCAGCGAGTATGCGTACCGGTTCATCGGCGTACCGGTCCAGGTGTTTAAAGACCAGATATACTATTAGTTAGCGCCGCTGATTGACATATCTTCCAGGGCGTGATACCATACGCGCAGGATATATCACGGGAGGTTCATATGCCGTACAAAGTGTTTCGTAATCAGAACTTGTATTGCGTTTACAAGGTGAACGACCAAGGTGAGCGCACGGGGAAAACACTTGGTTGCCATAACACAGAAAAACAAGCGAAGAAACAAATCGCGGCGATCATGGCGAGCGAAAATGAGGATGAGAAGAAACAATATGAGTAAAGCTATTAACGCAACAGTACACTTTGACGATTGGTTTAGGAAATGCATTCTGTTTGATATCGACATTAACAGCGGGCGCATCATGTTCGCAACCGACGACGATGCGTTGGTGGACTTCATCGACGATGTTCCGCACGAGTTCTGTATTACGTATGGCGATGTGTCGATTGCCGTGTCGAAATGCGTTGTCAAATACGCCGGGTGGTACATCCCGACGTATGATCTCAGCCCAGAACATTATATCTATATAGCGGAGTGGAAAAATGACGGAGATGAATCACCTGATAAATGCCCATACGAAGATTATGGAGATGATAGCGTGCGCCGCATTACAGGCCCACGGCTTAAAGCTTGAGCGCCGCCCGGCGGAACGAGCGTGGCGTATCTGTTCCAGCAGTGGGTACGTTGACGTGTCGGACGGTATGTTGTTTGCCGGCGAGCTTGACTATAAGATAGTCGAGATGATTACTGATCTCATCAAGGATGATGTTAATGGACACTCTGAAATCAATTGGGAAATGGTGGTCGATTGTGCTGGCACGGAACAAGAAGATGGCTAGAGCAATCATGGCACCGAAAAAACTACTAGATGGCGGCGACTTCACTGTACGTCGCCACAGCGGCTATTGGGATTATCCAGAAGATGACTGACATTAGGAGGAATAGATGGACATAGAACTAGGAAATGCGATCATATTGTTTACACTATTTAGTGTGGCAGTCGTGATACTGATATATCTGGCCGAGCGCCGGCCCAAATTTCATCCCACAGAGCGCGAGGCGGCGTATGGCCGGCTACAATGGCTGCTGGCGTGCGTCAGTATGCATATGGATTACGTCGATTGGAACCCGACCACGGACATGTACGAGATTTCACTTCCGTGGCGCTCTGGCGATTGCTTTCACATCAGGGCATCCGTCTTCAGGGACCATGAAACGTTTCATGCTGAGTTTGACGATATGATAACTTCGCTGCTGATATGGCGCGGCAAATCTCTAGACCCAAAAGTAATTTGCATATGCGGCTCCACGCGCTTCTGGCGTCAGCAGCAGCTTGTGGAATGCGTGGAGACTGCGCGGGGCAACATAGTGCTTGGGTCTGGCGTTAATCTGCGCAGTGACGAACACGTCGAATGGCTCGTTGATGTTGGGATTATGCCCAGCGCGGGTGCCCTGAAATACAAACTTGACGATTTTCACAAGCACAAAATTTGGTGCTCGGAAGAGGTTTTCGTCGTTGACTATGACGGATATATTGGCGAATCAACGCGTTCCGAGATAGAATATGCGAAGAATCTAAATAAGCCGATACGCTATTGGTCACAGGAGAAAGAGTATGTCAGAGCATTTGAAAACGGTTAGTCTGGAATATGGCGACGATGATGTCGTCGTTATCACACTGAAGCATGGCGTTCAAACATACGTCTCGCGCTTCGAGGACGATTTCGGCCAAGCGCCGGACATGATTCAAGCCCTGATTGGCTTCTGGATTAGCGACAACAAATCGGGCGAGCCCGTCAGCTACGAGGTCGCGCTAGACGAGATGGGCATGGATAAAGAAACTGCGACCGCGCTGTACAGGTTGCTTGGCGTGCTGACCGGGAAGATCAAACCCATGCAATACTACAGGGGTACGCAAAGCGAAGAATGGGTGTGGTGTACCGGTGCCGAAGGATTTGCTAGCCCAGTCGAAACAGTCCGTCAGCCCCAAGATGACAAGCTTCAGCCGTGTGGCGGAACGCTCCCGACGAGCTGGGAGGCCCACCCCGATTCATGGCGATACCGCGGCACATAATCAAAACGCCGGTGCGAACAGTTCGGCGGCGTCTTTGTACGGCGCGAGACGCGGGTTCGACTCCCGCCACCGGCTTTGGGAGTTGCACATGAGTGACCTAAATATAATTCTTGCCGCCGCAGCCTTGATTGGCCCAGTCATCGTATATATTGCCGCGAAGCGCGATATGGATTACATGATAAGCCCGGAAGAGGCAGCAGCACAAGATCGTGTTGTGCACCAGTACTACCAGCTTAACGAGGCAGGTAGAAAGCTGAAGCAGGAAACAATTGAGCGCAGAAACAGCGCTCGCGCACGCGTAAAAGCAAAGCGGGAAAAGCAAGAATAGCCGCAGTCGCCTAATGGACAGGGCACCAGTCTTCTAAACTGGCAGTGGGGGTTCGAGTCCCCCCTGCGGTATTCTATGCTTTATCGTCGTATTGGTACCCGCTTGGTATTGTGGAGTGGTTTTCCCTGCTTACCCTTGGGATATACACGGCATCCAGGATGATTGCGCCGGTTGCGATTGCAGTACACCACACCGACAAAAGCGCAAGTAATATAATATTTTCCTGTGTTGGATTTCCAAGCGTGATGATGATCATCGCCGAGATGCCAACCATCGCCGTGGCGCACACTGCTATTTTTAGTACGATTTTCATATGTTCCCCTATAAAGATATTTTCCCATAACATATTAGCGCGTTGCGCCGCGCAAGTCAAGCGCTTGACACGTTGCATTTTTAGGTGTATTATCAGCATAGCATAATATAACAGGAGGAATCATGGCATACAAAACAGCCGAAACCGAGAATCTAGTAGAGATGAGCGATCTTATCAAAAGACGCACCGGTAGCGATGAGAGCCTTGCGCGCATCGTCGAAGAAGCTTCCGCAGAGGAGCGCGCATCGACAGTGTTCCAAAAAGCGCTGTCGGGCTCTTTGTACATTGCGGCGGCGGCATCATCGGCAATTTCCCACGCGCTAGATGAAATTATTGGCGATATGAAACGCAACGATGCAATAATCGACGCAGCCATGCGCGTTGCGCGCTCGCACCTGGATGGCAGCGACATTACTGCAATAAAGTTGTCGTTTTGCTATATGCTTGCGTGCATCGACGCTAAAGAAAAGACCGACATGTTTGATCGGTGGCTTGTGGACTTTGCGCGAACCGCTGGCCGCGCCGGCAAAATCACTGTAGATGCAGTTGGCGGCACAGAAATGCCCCCTGATATTGCAAGCCTTGAGACTGGCGTGCTTCTTCCGGGCCACCTCGACTGCGTTGATGGCATCAGATCGGCGGCTATTATTGAATCTCTGGGGCTGCTGCTGGTGCATTACGGTTGCGATCTCCCAGGAGTTCAGCGTGTATTGATGTCTCTCAGAGATAGCTCAATACACTACGGCCTGGTTGCAGAGACGTGGGAGTAGCTAGCTATGGACTTAGATATGCTGTGGGATGTATATACCGGCATTGGCATATTGCTTGCGGTCGGTGTGTTCTCATCCATGATATGCATACTGACTAGATCGATATATTACAACGGCTTCTCGCTGAAAGAATGCGTCGATACGTATAACGGTACTCCGTGGACCCCCGTTGAGGCTGCAAGCTTCGTTGGGTACACTATGTATATGTCTATTGGAACAATGGTGTCGTGGCCCGCACTGATTGGAATGGTCATATTCGAAAGGTTTGACAGTGAGTACGATATCTAGCGATACCACCAAGCCCGTGCAATCGGGAAAATCACAGCTAGTCAAGGACGTGGAAAACCTTGCGCAGGCGTACGAGAACCTCAGAATTGCATTCGTCCGTTTCGCGGAGGCGTTGGAAAAGATTGGTATAACGGATGCAACTTATTAGCATTCCTGGGCGTCCCAGGGTATGCCCGCGCCCAAGGCTTGGACGCCGTGGCGCATATTACCCTGATGGCTATAAAGATTGGCTGGAACACATTGCCCTTAGCGCCGCCGGGATGGAAATGGTGTGCGGCGATATCAGCGTATATGCCGAAATAACCATGCCAACAAGACAGCGCGGAGACGTTGATAACTATACTAAGGCGTTGCTAGATGGGCTACAGGGATACGCGTACGAGAACGACAAACAGGTCGTAGAATTATATGCTAGAATGGAATTGGACAAGGAGAACCCTGGGATACGTACGGCAATAGCGCCGTTTTCTATGGATTCTGTGCTTTGGGCTGTGACGCATGGATAATTATGACGATCTGACATCAGAACAAGTACGGTTTGCCGTGTGTCACCGCCGCGGGTGGGAAATACGCGCGACCGACAACAATTTGTTCGTTGCAGTGTCGCCTGATGGAAAAAGAGACACGTTCGAGGCAGCAACCAGCGTTGTTGCCAAACGCATAGGCTTTCCCCGGTACTCGGAAAGCATGGATGATGCGTGGGTTCTATTCTACGAGCTTCCGTACGCTGCGTTGTCGATCGATCTCCAGGGAATCGCCTGTGTATATGCCGTTGTTTCGCCAGAGCACGGCATCGTGTATTCGCAAAAATTATCGCCTGCTATGGCGATATCTATTGTATGGCTAAGATATTGTGACATTGTTGGTGTATAATGGTCACAAAGCAGACGCAGAAGTTGTGCAGCGTATGCGGGTGGCGCAAGCCGCTTGATGCGTTCCACAAAGACGCAAGCTCGCCAGATGGGCACGCGTACACGTGCAAATACTGTGCGAAGCAGCGCGCGCGAGCGTATTACGTTGCTCACAGGGACGAGATTCTGGAACTGCGCAGGCTGCGATATTGGCTTGACTCCGAATTCCGTCTAAGGAAAAGACATTACAGCCTAATGCGTCACAGGGGGAAAAATGCAGAGAATAAGGTTTGATTTCTCTAATCTGACAATCGAGGACGCGCAGGTCATACTTGAGCTTTCGACTACATTTACTACTGCCGGCAATGTAGATGTTGAGATGGCTGCGCTTGGCGATCTGCTCAGGTATATCGACCAATTTACCGACGAAAATGTCATGGAGCTGCCGTACGGCGAGATCGATCGCGTTCTGGAAGACGTGGCATGGCATATGCACCCAGACCGTTTGCGATTGATGCGTGCGGTGCGCGCGGAGGCGTGCTAATGAGATTGCCGCTTGAAGAGCTAAGGGGAATGTTGCTGGAAGGCAACCCAAAAAAGCACGATATCGAAGAGCTACACGCCTCATTTAGGGATTACGGTTTCATAGGCGATGTTGTTGTTAGCAATAGCGTTGTAATTGGTGGAAACGGGCGCATCCAGGCGCTAGATGCATACTGCAAGGCTGGGAACGACCCACCACGTAATATCAGCGTCTCCAAAGACGGTGCCTGGATGGTCCCTGTTATTGTTGCGGACTGGATACCTGCCGAGCAGCACGATGCAGTATCGCTCGCGCTAAATGAAGTAGGCAGGCGCGCTGGCTACGACCAGTCAGCGCTAAAAAACATTCTCAAGAAGCTTGCGGAAAGCACGCCAAACATAACGGTCGGGTTTGATCTTGATGCGATACGCCAGATACGCGAACGCAAAATGGAATCGATCAGTGACATGCTGCAATCCAAGGGCAGCGCCGCAGAAGAGCAAACCGGCGACGCTGACGAGAAATTTAAACCGTCAGATGTGCCAAATGCGCTGTTCTCAACAAACAATCGGTGGGGAATACCAGTGCTTGATTTGTCTTTGCAGGCAGATTATGTTGACTCGCCATTTGAGAAATGGGGTCGCACCGCCAGGCACAGAGGCAAATCGTATGACGGCTCAGTGCATTTTTACACTGATGACTACAAATTTACCGCTTTGTGGAAGCATCCTGAGCATTTACCCAACAGTGGCGCGGTTTCTGTTGTTGAGCCTAATTTCTCATGCGGGGCAGACACGCCGGTTGCCGTTGGGCTGTACTATATATACAAAAAGCGCTGGTTGTCCAGGTATTGGCAAACGTGCGGCTTGCGCGTATTTGTTGACATGAATGTTGCGGAGAAATTCGACGACTACAATATGCTTGGCGTTCCACAGGGGTGGAAAGCGTACGCTACTCGTGGGTACACTGAGCTTGAGGACGCCATAGATATGCTGGATGCAGCAGTTAGCATAGCTATGACCAGGGCGGGCGTAGATAGACCAGAAGACCTGCTGTTTGTTGTGTATGGCGGCGGTCTTGCTATTCGCCAGTACTGCGATATCAATGGCCTTACGTTCATAACCGAGGAAAGTGATTCCGTCAGGGGGAGAACCTAGTGCCTGGGCCAAAAAAGGGGGGCGGAGGCAGAGCGCGGCGCGGTCGTGCTGGGGGTGGAGCAACCGCGCTGCGCGACATGGCAGCGCTTGCGATGGCCGCTAGACGCGAAGCGCTTCTCGCCCTTGCTCTGGTAGCGGCTGGCGCAGTGCGTCGTCTGCTGTATGACAGAGACGAGGAGGAAGATGGCCGGGTATAGAGAGATTGAAAGAACCACAGAAAGCTACGAGATACTGGAAATGGTTCTGGCGGGCGCGAGCCCGCAAGATATTGCCAATCAGCGCGGCGTTGCAACCAGCACGGTGAACGCCGCAATCAGGCGGCAGCTTGTTGAATTACAAGACAGAACCGCAGAGCTTGCGGGAGCGTACCGTGAGATATTGTACATGCGCCTGGAAAGGCTGTGGCTTGCTATATACGAGGAAGCCGCAGGCGGCAACTTGCAAGCCATAGACCGTGGTATGAAGATCATAGACATGGAGGCAAAGCTGATTGGCGCATATGCGCCGCGCAAAGTTGACCAGCGCTCAGTTAACATTATAGCCAGCGCCAAGCTCAGCGATGAAGAGCTTAGGAAGGCATATGCCGCGCTTGGCGTTGACGAGCCACCTAAAATGTCTGACATAAAGCAGCGCGATGTACAGGCCGAGCTTGCGAAAAGAATCGACAGGGTTAAAATCGTAGATGGGTAAAACGATTGATCCAGAAAGTATGTTGGCAGCTATGGCGCAAGCGTCCAGGCAATCACTTGCCGCGTTTGGCGCATTTGTTCTAGGTCACCCGCCAGCAGATCACCACAAGCAGTGGATACAGGCGGCTTCTAATCCAGACATCAAGCGTTTGCTGATTATTGCGCCGCCCTCCAGCGCAAAGACCACGTGGATTTCTCTTGCTCTGGTTGCGTGGCACATTGGCAACAATCCATTAAGCACAAATTACATTGGGTCTATATCTGATGCCCAGGCATCTGACCGGTCGCGTGCAGTTGCGCAGATGATCGAGTCAGACCCAAGGTACCATCTTGTGTTCCCTAACATCAGGCCAGACAAGGACAATTGGCGCGCTGGCGATTATACGGTGTTGAACACAGACTACAGCGTTGCTGAGTGGCGCTCGCAGCGTCTAAGGTACGGACAGCCAAAGGACGTTACGCTGTTTTCGTCCGGCGTGCAGAGTCGCGGCGTCATTGGTCGTCGTCTGACCGGCATGGTTGTATTGGACGACCCACACGATGACGAAAACTCGCGCACCCAGTTGCAGCGTGACCGCGTGTGGGATTGGTTCAGGCTAACGCTGCTTACGCGCCTGTATGGCCCAGAGGCAGTTGTTCGCGTCATCATGACGAGATGGAATTCCGACGATATGGCCGGGCGCATCATAGAATCCGGAGGGTGGACCGTTATGCATACCCCAGCCGTGATCGAAGAGCCCCCGGAAAGCGAAAGCTTTTATAGTTATTGGCCGGATATATGGCCGATGGGAAAGCTTGAGGCAATCAAGAAAGAGATCGGCTCTGTACTGTTCAGGGCATCGTACCAGGGCGACCCGCGCGGTTTATCGGGCGAGGTGTTCCAGATTGAGCACATCAGGCGTGGGTACCCTGAGGGGTTCTCCATAAATAAGCTGCGCAAGGTTGTTGTTACAGTTGACCTTGCTATTAGCCAGAACGAAACGTCTGCGTATTCGGCCATTATGACTGCCGGCGCGGACTTGGCAGGAAGACTAATTGTTCTAAACGTTACGCGCGGGAAATGGACATTTCGCGAGCAAATACATCGCATAGAAGAGATATGCAAACGGGCACACGATAAATATCACAGGTTAGATGACGTGATCATCGAGCAAAACCAGTTCCAGATGGCGTCTGTTCAGGAGATGCTTGCCAGAACATCGTGGCCTGTTCGCGGCGTGCATCATGACAAAGACAAGGTAGCTAGGGCGCGCGGTGTAAGCGCTTTGGCCGAGGCCGGTATGCTATACTTGGGTCATGGCGCTTATGTTGACGATCTGATTGATGAAATGCTTGAGTTTCCACGCGGCAAAGACAAAGATCAGGTTGACACACTTAGTATGGCGCACCACGCCACCAGATCGTCGCGCGAAGTGAAGGTTGTACAGGGTAACTGGCTGTACAATCGATAGGGAGTTTTAAATGCCTTCTGCTGTTGAATACAAACCATCAGACCGCGCCCTGTTAGAGAAGGGCGACAAGGAGCGCTCCGATCGCCAGGGGGCAATAAAGGAGTTTTTCGCGTACTATGACGGGGCACACGAGCCACAGCTAAGACCGAGGCCGGGAACGCGCGACGATAACGTTATCATGAACCTGACGACCGGCATCATAGATAGAGCAGTCGCGTTTATGCTGCCAGAGATGCCGCGCGTCCTTGTTCAGGAAGACAGCCAGGCGTATGGATTTGACATTGTGCCGTCTATCGAAAGCGCGAGTGTCGATGTGCAAGAATCGGACGAGCAGCGCTCGATCGATATGTTCTGGGGAGCAAACGACGGGGAAATATTCCTGGTGGATGCCGCAACAATGGGGTTTGTCACCGGGCACGTGTTCATCAAGATTCTTGAGCCTGACGATACGGTAACGCCACCCAGGCTTGCGCTGTTGGACACCGATAAGGTTACGATATTTTGGGACGAATCCGACAGGAACAAAGTGCTGTGGTACGAAATCCACTGGACTACTGATGGGCCAACGAGATGGCGTCAAGACATTGTTCCTAAGGGCAATGTAAACGTTGGTATCCGTGGCACAGACGCGGAATACTGGGAGATTACTGATTACGTGATGCGCCCCAACAGCGGCAGATGGGTAGTTGTTGGCGCAGATATATGGGATTACCAGTTCTCCCCAATTGTGGAATGGAAAAACTGGCCAAACCCGCGTGCCCGCTATGGGAAATCCGACCTGCACCACGCGAAACTGAACGATGTATTAAACTTCGTACTTTCCAATACCGTGAAGATTATACGGTACCACGCAAGCCCTCAGACCGTCGTGGTTGGCGCTAAGGAGCCAGAAAAGAAAGAGGACCAGCAGACCGGCCCCGATACGATGATCTATTTGCCAGACGGTAGCGTTGTTAGAAACCTGGAAATGCAATCTGATCTCGCATCATCCATGCAGATGATCAACATGCTAAGGGGCGCGTTGTACTCGGAAGCAAGCGTGGTCGATACAGAGACACACAAGGACAAAATCGGCCAGATGACAAACTTCGGCCTGAGAATGATGTACGCCGACATGCTAGATCGCACCAGGCTAAAGCGTGAATTGTACGGTCGCGGCATATCGGAAATGACGCGACGCTCGCTTGCTGTGTGGGATGGAACCGAGATCGCAACGCCGTCCGTTTATTGGAAAGACCCGCTGCCGGTTTCCGAAATAGAAGTTGCGGAGGTGCAGCTTGTTGACAAGGAACTTGGCATCAAATCGAAACGCACAATGGCGGAAGAGCGCGGACTGGATTGGGAAGCTGAAAAAGAGCGCATAGACGATGAGAAGCAGGAGTCCGACATGAATATGAGCGACGCAATTGTAGAGATGCAGACGCGCACAGGCTTTTAGTTATGGATAATGACGAGCTATTTATCAGGCTTAATGGTATTCGCGGGTACCTTACGCAGGCAGAGTGTGCGGCGCTGCATATGCTGGCGCGCAACGCATATGGCGACATTCTTGAGATTGGCAGCTATAAAGGGCTTAGCACAGCAGCAATGGCGCTGGCGGGCCAAACAGTGTATGCAATCGACCCATTCGAAACCGATCAGACGGAAGAGTATTCCGACGCAATATGGCACCACAACCTGGATGACTTCTGCGAAAACATGAGGCGTGTTGGTGTAGAGCACCTTGCAAGGCCAATTGTTGGTTTGTCGCAAGACATCGCCCCCAAGTGGAACAAGCCGGTGAATATGTTGTTTATTGATGGCTCGCACACTTACGAGGGTGCGCTTCACGACTTCGAGGCATTTTGGCCGTGGCTAACTAGAAAAGGGATCATTGCAATACACGACGTTTCGCCAGACAAACATTGGGAGGGGCCGCGACGCGTTTGGGCCGAGCACATATGGCCCATTGTTGGGAATCCTGGCATGGCAGATACGCTTGCGTGGGGGAGAAAGAGATAATTGCCAGAGTTTGACGATCTCCTGGGAGATATTGCGACAGTAAATCGCGCGTCTCTTGTTGCGCGACATGCAGACACGGCATATATCCTAAGTGACGCTTATGCCGGCGTACGATCGCGCTTGTACACCACAACGAACAGGATGATCGTTGGGGTTGCTGCGCAATCCATCAGCGGTGCCGCCGAAAAGCTTACACTGGATACAGTATACGAGATAGCCGACACGATAAACGCCAGGTCCGCATCGATCCCGCAGATCATAGCAACAATAACCCGGCCAAGGATTTACAACAAAACCGTCACCATAGCTGGTATAAGAACGCCAATCACGCGGCCCAAAATAGGAACGCGCACGTACCGCATTGGTTTATCGCCTGCGCGCGTGCCGTCGTTGACAGGAATTATAACGAGCGGCCTAAGAAAAACATCCGAGGTTGCCATGTATGGCGGCGTTTCCGGTATAGTTGGTCGTGCAGTTAGACAGGCATTATCTGAGTCAGACTGGGAAGAGATACTGAAGAACATGAAGCTGAATTACCAGTTTGGCAAAGAAATGCGCGAGTTTTCGGCATTGCTAGAGTCGGAGCTTGACGGTCTGATATCACATGCCGCAGCGGCGGCAGAGCGTGACGCGCTAAATGCGGTACTTGCCCAGTATGGACTAAATAGCGAGGCGCAGCTTGCGGGCATAGCAGCGGCGTGGAATCATGTTGACCCGCGGTGGGTAACTGCGGCAACAAATTATCTAAAAAACCCTGAATTGCTAAGTCGCATCAGGTATTATGGCGAGCAGTCGGAAGAAATCCTGAGGAATCTTGCAACAATCGGTATATCCAAGGGGTGGAACCCAATCAAGACGGCACGCTATATTGCAAGATACACCGATAATGTGCCGTTCAATGACGCGCTGCGCATCACGCGCACGGTGCAAATGAATGCGTACAGAACTGTGTCGCACGAAGTATACAGACTGAATTCAGTCGAGAATGGTGGCGTAATCAAGGGATGGATTTGGTGGGCCGAGCTTGACCGGCTGACATGCGCGAGCTGTGTATCGTGGCACGGCTCAAGGCACCCTGTAACAGAGGAGCTTGAGGACCATCATAGGGGCAGGTGTACGCCATTGCCAGAAACATTGACATACAGAGAGCTTGGCTTTGATATAGACGAGGCACCAAGAGAAATTTTGTCCGGTGAGGAGTGGTTCAACTCGCAGCCCACTGATGTTCAGCGATCGATACTTGGAGATAAACTGTGGCAGTACTGGCGGCGCAGCGGGCTTGACTTTAACAAGCTTACCGTACCGTACAACGATCCTGTGTTTGGGAACATGTACCGCCAAGCCAGCTACGCACAGGCAGTTGGGCGCGGCGTCGGTATACCAAGGATATTTACACAACCGCAACCAGCACCGCTTAGCGTGCATCAGATCGCCGGGTACATTGCACCATCGCGCGTCGATTACTACAAATTCAAGGGCGCGCTGCAACAGTACACGTCAGGTGGCGTGCGTTCGCTGAGTAGATCGCAGTTGGCTGTAATACGCGATGGGCTTGAGATATTGCCTGCGTATGGCAATCCAATATATCGCGGCATTGACCAGGGGCTTGCGGACGACATCCTTATCAGATATGCATCTGGGGTTGACGAAGATGATGTTATAATACTGAGTGATGCGCTATCTAGCTTCTCAAGATCGCCCGTGGTTGCTTCTGAGCTTGCGTCGCAGTACGGCGCTGATAAAAATCGCATTATCGCCGTGGTAACGTCCAACTCCAGGGGCGTATCAATAGAAGCAATTGCCGATAGCGAGTATGCGTGGATGCGCGAAGTTATTATGAGCGGCGATGCGGCGTATTCGCCGTACGATTTTGTTCGCGTAACGCCAGAGCATTCCGCGTTTGGCGTTGCAGACTGGCTGTTGTATTTGCGCGAGGTTGATTATGGGCAATAGAAAGACTGGTAAAATAACCAGGATTGTGTCTACAAACAATAATACCAGGATTGTGAAAAATGGTTCTAACGGCAAGCGATCTACCTAGCCCTGTTGCTATAACGTGTCCAGATCTTGTGCGAGTTCTTGCGCCGATCACGTCTATGCTCAGCGGAAAATGGGCAGAAGATACACTGGTTGATTTGTGGAAAACCGGCACGCCAGTCCCAGACCCAAATCCCAGTGATGAGTATATTGAGGCATCAAAAAGGTGGCAAAGCGGTGCGCCATATGACCCAAGAACAGATATATGGACACGCAGATGGATAATGCCAGATGCGCTTGCGGGATGGCTGTCTGAAGTGTTTGATGCAATCGGCAGCCCGATCTCGCCAAGACAGGCATACAATATTATGTCTGGTCGTCCCGATTACGGGATATAGCGCCTTTTAATATGTGGTAGAATATCTATGGGGGAAACTATGGATGAGAACGGCCAGGAGCCGAACAACACAAATGGGGATGAGCCCGGCGCTCAGACCACAGAACCTAAACAAACATTTTCATCGGATTACGTCAAGGATTTGCGCGACGAAAGTGCGAGGTATCGCACACAGCGCAACGATCTCCAAACGAAGCTAGATGAACTTCAGGGGAAGCTTGCCACGTTTGAGACAAAGCAAGCGGAAGCTGAGCAGAAGAAACTTGAAGAAGATGGTGACCTGAGAGGGGTTATTGACCAGCTAAGAGAGCAGAACGTTACGCTTAGCGCTCAACTGCAAGGCGAGCGCGAGAACCTGCTCAGGACCACAATAGGCAGCGAGGCCGGTCTTCCTGCTGAGTTGTGGGGTCGCATTCAGGGCAATGATGAGACGGAAATGCGCGATGACGCGAAGAAGCTAGCTTCGCTTATTGCCCCGCAGAAGACGACCACTGAAGATAATGGCGAAGATGGCGGCATCGATAATGGCGAAGATGACGCCACCAAGCTGGAGCCAGGAGCTCAGGCGCGGAAACCTAAAATGACCACGCCAAATCCTGGGGGAAAAACTGGCGGCAGAACTCGCGAGCAAAGACTGGAAGAGTATTTTGGAAGACCTGACCCTGGTGGTCTTGGGGTATTCCAGCCGACCAATGAGGGCCTGGGGCCGTTCCCCAGTCAAGCTATCGACGGTTAATAGTCAGGAGAGCTTCAGATGACTCTTTCAACTGTTGCGTCAATGCAAAAGTTGTATCCGGATATCTACGAGGATACGCTTTTCGTTGCGCGCGAGATGAACCTGATGGCCGCGATGGTGACGAACTACTCTGCATCGGGCTGGATGGACCGTCATATCGGTATCTACCCGCAGATGACTGCTAGAACCATCGACGAAGATCAGGACTTCGTGAATCCGACCCAGTGGACGAAATCCACTGCGGTGACGCTGACCCCCGGTGAAATTGTCACCGGCGTCGAACTCACCGACCGGCGCATCACCACAGACCCGGAGGACGCGCGTCGCAGCTCGTCTTCTGAAATGGGTGCTGCGATCGCATACAAAGTTGATACCGATATCTTGGGCAACTTTTCAAGCTTCGCTTCGACGGTTGGTTATGCTGGCTCAGCGCTTGGCATTGAACGTTGCGCCGCCGCAATGTCCGAGCTTCGCGCCGTGCCCGTTAATAACCCGCTCAGCTACGTCTTGCACCCGTTCGCGTGGCATGACGTTTGGGTTGAGCTTGGCAAACCCGAAGCGAACTTTGCGTTCCTTGGCGACATAGCTAACGAAGCCATGCGTGGCTTCTATGTAGGCTCGTGGATGAACGCTACCTGGTTTACCAGCGCGAATATCGCCAGAGGCACCATCACCGACTCGGTTCGTGGCACTGCCGGCACCGCTGGTTATAACGGGTTGTTCCACCGCGAATCTCTGGCGTTGGACGTGCGTCGCGCGCCCAGACTTGAGGCCGACCGCGACATCACTAAACGCGCCTGGGAACTTGTTATGACGATGGGGTATGCTCACGGCGTCCGCCGCGACAATTGGGGCTGCGCCCTGGTTGCCGAGCTGAGCTCGCCCAACACTGTGTAAGGGGGCTACATACAATGTTTGGTTCAGATAACATCAAAACTGTGGTTGTAGCCCTGAGTGAGACTCTGACCGATGCGGCTCGAAGCGTTCATGTGTTCCGTGCTCCTGTGGACCTGGAACTGATGCGCTTGAGCGTTGCTGTTGGTGAGGGTAACCGCGCTGAGGGCGGCACTGCAATTGACTCTTTCGAGAACTGGGGGACCGGCGGCTCTGCCGCGAAATCGACCGGCGGCTCTGTGATGTCTGCTGCGAACCTTGGTGGCACCGTATGGGGCGACCTCCAGGTTCTTAGCGGCACCGCATTTACCGAGGCGTCGATGCTTGAGGGCGAGTGGCTCGTGTTCGTCTACAGCCCTCAGGCTTCAAATGCCGGCTCTGCCGTCAATCCAGTTATCCATATCGACTATCTACCCGGTGCTGGGTTCGACTAGGTTGCGTAAATCGCAATTATGGTCTAGAATAAGACAATAGATGTCTTATTTGTCCAGTTGAGGGGGGCAATGGGTAGAAAATCGTATGCCCCAAGGGTTACGGCCCTTGAGGAACAGGTCGAGATACTACAAGGTCAGGTCTTTCTGCTCGCGCGCGAATTGCACCGTGTAGCAGCGAGGTCTGGCCTTGTTTTGCCTGGCGACATTTTGGAAATTATAACGGTACATCCTGAGCCAGAAGAAAAGCGGGTGTTTTCTCGGATACAGCACGGCCCAGGGTTGCCAAAGAAATAGGAGATTTTCATGAAGATAATGTGGGTTTCTAACGCTCCGTGGGCACCCACGGGCTACGGCACGCAAACCTCTATTTTCACACCACGAATACGCGACCTTGGGCACGAAGTTGCCATTCTCGCATTCTATGGCTTGCAGGGCGCAAGGCTGACATGGGAACAGGGCATCGAAGTATATCCGGCCATTGGCGATGGGTGGGGAAATGACGCCGTTGTTCCACACGTAAAGCACTTCGGAGCTGACGTTGTAATTACGCTTGTGGATGCATGGGTGCTTGGTCAGGCGTACCGCCAGGGCGTATTTCCGTGGGTTGCATGGGCTCCGGTCGATCACGATCCAATCCCGCCCAAGGTGGTGGATGCGCTAAGAACGGCGCTTGTGCCGATTGCGTACAGCAAGTTTGGCTTCGAGAAAATGCTTGAGGCCGACCTTGACCCGATGTATGTGCCTCATGGCGTGCCCAAGGACCAATATCTACCGGGAGATCGCGACGCGGCGCGCAGCAAGATATTCACACCAGAGCACAAAGACAAATTCATTGCCGTAATGGTTGCCGCAAACAAGGGTTGGCCTGTGCGAAAGTCGTTCCCGCAGGTTCTTGAGGCGTGGGGCTATTTCATCAGGGATCACCCCAACAGTTTACTGTATATGCACAGCGACTACACGACAAGAATGCACGGCTGCGACCTGATGCACGAAGCAAACATCAACGGTATTGGGCCGGAAAACATCAGATTTGCCGACCCAACAACGCTGGCTACTGGGTACCCCACTGGCTTCATAAATGATCTGTACAATGCTGCGGACGTTCTACTGAATCCGTCGATGGGTGAAGGGTTCGGACTGACTGTTCTTGAGGCACAGATGGCAGGGTGCCCGGTTATCACAACAAATGCTACCGCGATGTCTGAGCTCACATTTGCCGGCACGGCAGTTAGAGGGTTGCCAGTTTCTACACCTCAGCTTTCGAAGCAATTCCTGCCCAGCGTTGCCGACATTCTGGAGGCGCTGATTGAGCGGTATAATGCGCGTGGCACCGAGGAAGAAGACAAATTGCGCGCACACGCAAGGCTATGTGCTGAAGAATACGATGCAGACCTGGTGACAGAAAAATATTGGAAGCCCGCACTCGATGCAGTTTCCGAACTAATAGGAGTATAAAATGTCCAAAATGCAACGTGCCGTTGAGGAACTGAATAGTGGCCGTAGCGGTGCCGATAAGGAGCCGCATTACCCTGACACGCCGCGCGCGCCAATCCCGAACGTGTGGCTGACGTGGGTGCGCGATTTCCTGGCATGTGACTACGAAGAGCTTGTTGTAAGCGACATGAACAAAGTGCTGGAAGCGCGGCTTGGCAATAGCGAATAATGATACACCTGGTATATGCTGGTAATCCGCTTTCAGATGTGCGGCGCTCGCCAGATACGATCACGCAAGAACTGTATCGCCGTCTCAAGAATGAGTTCGGAGATGTTACGTTTCACCAATGGGATGTTGCTTCGCCGGCGCGGTTTGGGAAGAACGATATCGTCATAGGGCACCCGCATCCGAACAAGCAAACGCCAATGTGGGAAGCGGTAAACGCAAAACGCATGTTCTTGCTGTTCCCATTTCATCACGCGATGCCAGAATCGAATGCGTGGGCAGACCATCTGGTTAAACAGTGCGACAAATACTTTGCGATAACCGGAAAGTACTGGATGGACACCATAGGCGAATCAGAATTCGCATCGTGGCGTCCAAAAATGCACAGGCTGGATATGGCAATTAACCCAGAGCACTTCAAGTTCAGAAAGTGGAACTGGAACGCGCCGCATGAAAGAACGTTTCTGGCAATAACGGACATGCGCCCGGAGAAGGGGCAGAAACAACTGATGGCAATGGCGCTAAAGAACAACCTTCGCCTGGTACACATAGGGCCATTTCCGAATGAAATGACTAGCATCATGGAGAACGGGCTGCCGTACTTCAGGCACATATCGTGGTCGAGAATGGACGCCAATGCAGCAGCCGAGCTATGTGACGAGTGTGATTACTTCATACACGCCGGCGTATCTGATGCGAACCCCACCACAGTACTTGAGGCTGCATCATGGGGCCTGCCGGTGATTTGCACGGTCACCAGCGGGTATTACAAAAACTCATCCACATTCATTCTAGACAACATCGATATGGGCAAGATGGATTTGACCGGAGAATCTTTTGAGACACTGCAAGTAGTTAGCGAAGGTTTCCTTGGTCTGCATTCGGTTACGGCAGCGCGCCACGTGGAGCAGACCTATACATGGGACAATTTCTGTGATCCTATTATATCCGCAATCAAGGAGGTACTGTAAATGTGCGCAGATGTAAAATTCATTTTCGAGCACGGCGACCAATCGCTGATTTTCAGCATTGACGAGCTTCAGTTCGCGTCGTTACGCTCAAAGCCGAATGGCGTGTCGATCATGTTCTCGTTCAAGCAAATGGGCGACCGATACATCATGATGTATGGCGATGACGAACTCAGAGCGAAGTTCGGGGCTCTAAGGGAATACATAAAAGAAAACAGCGAGCACAAAGATGTTTAATGACGTAATAAGGGAAATAGAAAGAGGGTACGCGCAGCACAGATTCGGCGGGTACACGATGCTGGAGCACATGCCGAATGGCGGCAGCATTACACCGCTTGAGGCAAGGATTATACACAGCATATGCGCAGCGCAGTCGCCACAGATCGCTCTGGAGATTGGGTGCTTTTTCGGGTACAGCACGATGTTTCTGGCAGAGGCGATGAAGAATCACGGTCAGCCGGGCGCAATTTTGCATTCCGTGGACATAAATGACACATTTTTGGAAATTGCCGCAACGAATGTGAAAAAGGCGCGGCTGGACAGCGTTGTTCAGTTCTACAATGTTGAAAAGGATGAAATCCCAGAGGTTACATATGATCTCGTGTTCGTTGACGGCGATCACACAACGCCAGGCGTGTTAGCAGACTGGGAATTTATCGCTGGAAACACCAGGATCGGCGGACTGGTAATATTCCATGACGCAAAGAACGTTGATGTTGCCAGGGCGCTAGCAACCATAGGTACCGATGTTGTATTGCCGACCGAGCTCGGCATAGCACTTAGGTGGGTAAAAGATGAAGATTTGGATCGATACGGAAATATTTAGGGCAAAGCCCGCCGGCGGGATAGCAAACTTGTGGCGTGGATGGATAGACGTTCTTCGAGAAAGTATGCCGGACGACGACATCATTGTTGCCGATCTGTGCAACGATGCAGATGTGTATCTTCCGACGTATTACGGCGTTTCGCCATATAGTGTGCCAACTATAGTGACAGTATATGACTTTATACAGACAATGTTCCCGTCTCAGTTTGGCTCAGCGCCATTTGATATGGGAAAAATGAAGATGTCGTTGGGGAAATCGCACTCTGCGATCGCGATATCTGCCAGCACAGCTCTTGACCTGCAAAAACATATTGGGTATCTTGGTGATGTGTATGTGATATACCCGGTAATACCTGAGATTGACAGAAGCCCAGACAGAAACGCAAACATGAATGCTCCCTACGTTTTGCTTGTTGGCAATCGCAGCGGGTATAAAAACGCGCGCTCGCTATATCGCGACTGGCATAGCGTGCCACAGGCGTTGCATATTGTTGCCGTTGGCGGCGAGCACATGATCCCGGTTGAGGCTGCGTTTGAAGTATCTCATCCTGGCATATTGCACAGAATGCAAAATGTTACAGACGAAATGCTGAAATCGCTGTATGCAAGCGCAACGGCGCTGGTATACCCGTCGCTGTACGAAGGATTCGGCATACCGCTTGTTGAAGCTATGGCGTATGGGTGCCCAGTCATCACGCGCGACAACAGCAGCATCCGCGAGGTATGCGGCCAGGCCGCCGTGTATGTTGGCAATGGCACAACTATGCAAGAGGCTATGTGGTGCGTTATGGATCACCGAGATGATATTGTTACTGCTGGTATCCAGCAGCTAGAGCTTTTGCGCGACAGGTGTAATCCTGCGAAGTATCTACCAGAAGCAATACTAAGGGCGGCGGGGGTACACAATGAAAATTCTGATAACTAATGGCGAACCACTTGACGCATTCGGGATGGACTGGCATCCAGTAAGGTACATGGCGGACGCTGCGCGTGCGCTTAATTATGATGTTGATACGGTGCGCAATGTGACAGAAGAAGATGCTGATTCCGCCGATCTAATACTTGTTATCAGCTCTGGATCATTTCCGCGCCCAATGAAAGAGTATATGCAAAAAACTGCATATTGGTTCATAGACAACAGACTGCCGTGGTATAGACATAAATGCGACCAGGAAGCACTCAGAGCTCTGGCAAATGGCGGGTGGGTATTCTGTGCGCAAGGTACCGACGTTCACCGGCTAGAGCTGATTGGTATGCCGTGCGAGGCGCTTAGATGGCTTCCTTTGGCGGTGGACACGGAGATATACCAGCCACATGATGTTGAAAAAAAGCACGGGTTTCTATTTGTGGGCGCTATATACGACGACGGCAGAGCGATCATGCTTCAGAAAATGCAGAAGAATTTCGACCTGGCTGTGGCAGAGCCGTATACATACACCAACGAAGAAGCGGCAAAGCTGTATTCTTCTGCACGGGTTGTTTTTAACGTTCAGTCGTTCTATGGGCACTCTTACGCATACGATACGAACATGCGCGTGTTTGAGGTTCCTGCGTCGCGCGCTATCTTGATGACATCGGATGCGCCAGACATGAGATTTCTTGGCCTGGAGCATGGTAAAAACTGTTATGTGTACCATTCCGAAAAAGAAATGCTTGCCCTGGCTAATCATCTCGCGAATGACGTAAACGATGCTGAGCTTGAGCTTGTTGCCGAGGAAGCGCGCTCGTGGGCGATGGGGCACACATATACACACCGTCTGTCAGAGATAATACAGCTCGTTCTACTGGGAGAATCCAATGAGAGAGTTTAAAGTTTCATTAGTGACATCTGCATATAACGCGGGTGCGTGGCTGCCGGGATTTTTCAAAAACATATCAGATATCGGCATTGCAAAAGATATAGAGCTTGTCTTTGTAAATGTTGCGTCTGATGATGAACAGGCGACTATGGCCGGGGAATTTGCCGATACTTTTCCCGGTTCGGTTATACTAATTGACACTGTGCATCGCGTTGGTTTGTATGCGGCGTGGAATTACGCAATCGCAGAGGCGCGCGGCAAATACATCATGCCGGCAAACGTAGATGATAAAATGGCACCTCACCTTCCATACGTGCTTGCTGGAGTGCTGGATGACGACGATGACATCGCGCTGGCGTACGCAAGCGGGTGGTACACGCGGAACGAGAAGGCAACGTGGGGCAATAAGTGTGCGTATGGGAGAACAGAAGCTCAGCCGCACCATCACGGCAGGCTGTTGCTCGGCGGGTATATTCACCCGCACCCCATGTGGCGGAAATCGCTGCACGAGCGCTATGGTATACTTGATGAGACGCTAATTAGCGCCGGGGACTATGATTGGTTTTTGCGCTTATCTGCGAATGGTGAACAGTTCGCATATATATCAGAGCCGCTTAGCTTGATGTACAAAACATGTCTTACATTGGGCAACTCGCAGATGGCTCTTAGCGCAGCAGAAGCGATGCGCGTTCGTGCGCGCTGGAGGTAATATGACTTATTTCCCATACCAGGGTCACGGGGCGCTGCGTCAGGGTGTACGCGACGTTCCACACACCGTACCGTTTATCGGTCGCGCATACAAATATGTGACGGTAACGATTGCGGGCACTGCTGCTCTTAGTGACGAGATCGACATGCGTGAGCTTGCTGGCGGCATGGCACTGGTACCGGACGACTGGACCAGCGGTGGCACAGCAAAACTTGGTTTCAAGGTTGCATACTCAAGCGGTGGGGATTATTACCCGCTATACGACAAAGACGGCAATCAGGTCACGATCGACAGCGTTGGCACCGTTGCTGCTGCATATGAGCTTCCGCCGGAGGTATATGCGGCGCACTATATCAAGCTGTGGAGCACGGACGGCGCTGGCGGAGATGCGTACCAGGTCGATGCCCGCGAGATATATGTAGCATTCAAGGGATAAACATGGGTCTCAGGCAACAGCGTCTTTTGCCGACCATATCAGTTTGCAGTACATCGTTCAACGACACTTTCGACCGCGCCGACGGCACGCCCGGCAACGGCTGGTATTCCCCAGGCGGCGGCACGATTGCGATTGTCAGCAATAAGCTGGTGATTACGCCGACGAAAGGCGTGGAGTTGCTGACCAATGGCGATTTTAGCGCGTGGACAGGGGATAATCCTGATAATTGGACAGTAGACTTTGAATCCGCGCCCAACGATGAAATCTCTGAAGTCGGCAGCGGCGAAGGGCACGGGGGTAGCGGTACAGGTTTATGTAACATCTACTCGTCGGCAAATCTAACTCGCCCTAAAATTAGTCAAAATAAACTAACCCAGTGGCGGTGGCATCACGTCCAGTTGTTAATCGACACGCTTCTTAGCGGGCGATTGAGAATAACCAACAACGATGGCAGCATTCAACGGGACAAATCCGACACGGGCAATTTCATTGTGACCGGCAGGTCTGACGCGGAGAACAGCAAATTTCTCATCTATACTGCTGAACTACCAGCTGACATTACGATTGACAATGTGAGTGTAAAGCAATTGGAACTCGCGACGCTGTTCGCGCTGCGTAACCATGCGTTCAGCAACGCATGCGCCCAGGCTGCTATCACCCGGATCGAAACCACACAGCCTGGTATTGTCCACT